AACAATTAGGTACTTCCGAAAAAATGTATCTTCCGCCTGGCTTTCCATATATAGCCGTTTGTAAATAATCAGCAATCCTTACTTGCAAAATATTTCTCACGATTCCATCTTTTGTGATAACATCTTTATATTCTCCGATTCCTCGAAGTGGTTCATCTAGTTTTATTTGTACAGATTGCTGTTCTTTGTATGGTTCATAGTCGATATTTGTGTTATCTTCTAATATTTCAAACAAACCAAGTTGTTCAACTTCATATCCATCTTTTATATAATTCTTTCCATGTAAAATCATTCTCGTTATGGTGCATGTTTTTTTCGCTGTTAGTATTGTTCTTATTTGCCCTCTACTCGAAAAACATATATAGCCTGTTCCTGTTGCAAGACAATTTTTATCATTCGTTCCATATTTCAAATCATCTTCCCCGAAATAAATCGAACTATACTCTCCACTCACTAGAGGTTTTCCTTTCGTTATTAGCAAATACTTTTTTCCTTGTACTATATCAAAATTATTAATATCTCTGCTCGTTGCATAACTACTTGTTACATACCCATTTTCATTTCTCAATGCATCTATATCAATTAGATTTCTTCCGGTTATAACCACATCAAGTGACTTTTTGTCTGTATATTGTTCATATTCTGTTGCAACATTTCCTTTTTCTATTTGCACTTTACTTATTTCAATTCCGACTTTCCACGGATTTCTCACTGCCACATTTCTTATCGTTTTACCTGGGTCAGAATTGAAATATTTTTTTAAATTACCGTAAAAATGGTTAACATACAAATCTCTATATGTACCATCTGTATAATAGAATGTAAATATCGTTGTCCAGTTTTCGTTCGCTTGAGTAACATTGTAAGAATCATACGATATAACGTATTGAGTATTCTCCTCAAACTTAATGTCTTCCGTTATATTAATACCTTTATCGACAGAAGTTTGCCCTTCGCTCGGTTTTATCACAATCATTTCTGCATCATGTTCAAACGGAAATTTAGATATATCAAACAAATTTTTTGATTTTCTTCCTGCGCTTTTAATCTCCTGCCGATTCTCCAGCGTTGGATTCTCCCCTTGCGCACTGTTTCCAAGCAATCTAAAATGTGCAAAATTTGTCTCTGCGCAATCATCCAATATCAAACTTCCTGTTCCTGCCACTGTCTTATAATTAAAATGAAACCTTGACATCATTGCCCTACGTTTTAAAAATATCACACCACATCAAACTCCTTCCAAAACATCACATTCTGCTCTATTTGACAGCAATATTTCTTATTCGCTTTTGTTACAAAATTGTCTAAGATAATCGTTGCTGGCAGTGTTACTCTCGTAGGTGTTGCACCGCTTGTAAACCAAAACGGATAGATGTTTATTGCATCCGACTTTTCGGGAGCAAGCGTTATATTTAGTTCTGCGACCTCACCCCAAACGACTTGAATATTCGGCTGTAACTCGTAGGTGGTCGATGGATTGTTGACTTGGATATCCACAATAGAATCAAGTATCTGTTGTCCTTTTGCCTGTACCTCCTGTACTTGTTTCTCTCCCTCTGCGGTTACGTTACCAGTTTGCTCTGCTCCCTTGTCTGCAACTGCCTTTATAGCCTCTGCCTCTGCGGTATTTATTGCATTTACACCCTGTGACTTTGCAGTGTTTACACTTTGTATCGCCTGCTGTGCTGTGTTTCCAAACCCCTGTACAGTCTGTTCCACAGAGGATTTATCCTGCCGCACCTGTGTCGCTAGACGTTCCACTTCTGACTTATCTCCCTCAACTTCTAAAGCGTGTTGCTCTGCTTCATCTGCCGCTGTCTCTGCCCCGGCTTGTGCTTGTAGAGCAGCTTCTTTCGCCTGCTCAGATGCCTGTTCGGACAATACGGCGTTTGATGCGGCTGTCTGTGCCTGGTCTTTATACTCTTTTACAGTTTCTACCTGTTCTCCGATGCCGGATACAGATTCGACTAAGCGTTCGACTTCTTGCCGGTCCGTTCCGGTTTTTTGTGCATCTGCTTTCGTTTCCTCTGCATGCTGTTTAGCTTTCTGTTCTGCGGTTTCTGCACGATCGGCGGCATCATTGACAGCCTTGATTGCTTCGCGGAAGATTTCTCCGTCCTCCGGCTTGTCAAACGCCTCCGGCTTTGGTCGCGCCTTAACCGGCATACAGATTTTGTATTCCGTCTGTCCACTTGTATCGTCCGTTAAATAGATAAAAGCGTATATATTGTAACTGTCTATAGCTTCCTCATTTTCCAACATAGATTCCGGGATTACTACATCTGTAACACCGTCTTTTGTAAATCCAACCCTCTTTTTAGCTTCTCCACCGGATTCTTGCAGAGAGAAATGTATTTCTACGGCTTTCGGAAGATTTAAACCTTGTATACGCAATACTTGCCCGTAGTCCCACTGCCATAGACCAGTCACTCTTTTATAGTTTTCATCTTCAAAATTTGCTATTATCATCCTTATCCCTCCTGATCTGTGAGGATTTCTCTTACCTGCTCTCGTATTTTCTCAGGTACATCTTCGATGCTCTTTTCTTCTTTCCTAATCAAATCCGCATACACTTTCGCAATGTAGATCATGCTTGCACCCCCATTTCGTATAGTTCGCAGATGGCGCCTTGCAGGTCTGTAATCTGCGTATTTGCATTGACTAACGCTTCTTTTAATGCTGTGTTTTCCGTTTCAAGCTGTTTTATCCGTTCTTCCGAACTCTTTCCAACTTGATTAATAACTACACCATAAATTCCACCTGTGTACTCTTCCGTGCGGTAAAACTCCGTATAGCCCTCGTATTCGGCAATATTTTGTTCGCGTTCTGTGATGCGCATGATTTTTGTCTTTACCGGGTCTGTAAAGAGTTCCCGCAATTGCGCTGGCGCAACTTGTATAACCTTAATTTCTAATTTTCCGCCCGTCTCCTGAGCGGACTGGATTTGTATTTTTGTTGCATCTGCAAATATTAATTCCATACTGTTCTCCTTTCTACTTCCAACGCCCAATTGCGTACCAGTCGAAATTATGTGTATCAGGTCTTGTATTATCTGAATACAAAGAATATGCGTATCCATAACTCATCGCAGCCTTATCTGCTACCATAGTTTCTACGACCTTACCACTCATATACCGCCCTTGTACAAATAGCATATAATCTTCCTTATTCCCCGTAAAAGGCATCGGATATGTTATTTCCCCGAATCCATCCGTGTAAGAATAATTCGCAATTCCCCATTGTACTAACTTTCCACTTGCATACTTTTCGTAGTAGTTATACCTGCTCGTTGATGCGATTTGGACTTTGCCGCTTTCGATCACATAATCTTTTAACTCGGACAATCTTTTATTTATCATAGACATGTTCATAAGTACATTAAATTCCGCTGTTACGCTCTCGATATTCAGCCCTTTCAGGCTTACGATATACAGTAGCATTTCATGCTTCATCGTTCCTTCTAGGATATTTCCTTTTTCTTGCGCCGGCGCAATAGCGGTTCCTGATGTTTGTGTACCTTTCAAGACTGCTAATTCCACTTTTTCAATTCCGGTATCTGCATTTTTTGTATATCTTGCAATGATTGCGTCTTTTCTGTTCATGTTCTGCGCGCCATTCTCAATCGTCACATCTTCGTAGGTGTTTGGTTTTATCCTCCAGTGTCGCCCCTGCATAACAGCCTCGCCCTCTGCAATTCGTATCTTGTTATTGCTTATGACTGTAGCTTTCATTTGCTCGCCCGCTGGCAGCATATAGTCCTCTTCTCCCACAATTCCAGCTTGGAATCCCCCTACATCGCTCGCATCTACATGAGGTCCATCGCCTAATCCAGTGATTAATTCGATCGCCATTTTAATCATCTCCTTCTATTTTGTATTCTGTGCTTTCCGTTCCATCTTCGATTTTAAGTATTTTACCAACTATCGGCTTTTTCACCGAAATTCCTGTGATGTAGTCTCGTCCACCTACAATATCGCCAATCTGCATCTCCGTTTCAATATCGTCATCGATATCCACTTTAAACTCTTTGGAATTCATGATTTCTTTAAGACGTTCCATTCCTTTTTCGCTTAGTTCCGGTTCTTCTGCGCTGCTGTAATCGTAGATGTCTGTACGCTCATCTAATCCCGTAAAGTACTGTGCATTTCCAATACTTCCGTCTTTCTGTACGTACAGATGTTTCACAAGTCTGTCTTTTAGCTCTCCTTTTCCAAGACAAATCAGGTGGTTGATTCCGCCTTGATTATTCCGTGCAGTAAAGGTCAGCTTCCCATCTTGCGAAAATTCTTCCTTGTCCGAAAAGTCCGTTACTGGCATTGGTTGTAGCCTTGCATAAGCATCCCATCTCGTCTTAATGTATCGAATATCAAGTCTGTACCTTACACTGCTTAACATCTTTTCAAGCCCTGCAAGGAGTGTACAGTATCGGTCGAATTGGAAACGAATTTCTGTCGAATCCTCGGTTGTCGGAACAGAAAAGAGGGAATCCAGTCCACATTCTGCGACCAGCTCCCTCACTATGTCTTCAATTCTCCCTGATACAGTCCTGTAATCCTCACCACTCCTCGGTTTGATTATTTTCTTTGCCAGTATTCCTCTCCACGTTGCTCCGCGTACAAAAATTTGATTCTGCCCAGTGCTACTTTCGATTTCCGTTACGATTCCGCCAAACTCCGTATTCGGTATGTACAGATAACTGCCGAAATCAATATCTCCTGCCCAATCGCCCACAGAGGAAATCATTTCAAAATCATTTTCTTTCCCGATTGCAAAGTCTCCTTTCAGCTCATCTGCATGCCTGATTTCTTCTCTGTTCTTATTCGCCAGTATTACCATTTTGGCTCACTCCTCTCCTGATAAAGTACGATATCCCATCCAAAACCACCGTTCCAAAGCACGTTGTGGTTTCCTGGTGGAATTGGACGGAAGACACTGTTTTCGAAGCTTCGGTTGTTGTACTCACTTACAATCGTTCCATCTGTAAGTGTTCTTATAACGGTACCATTCACACTATCTATAGTCAGATACTCGTTTGCTTCAACGGTCGTATCTACTTCGTAAGGATACCCACCGATGTTTATAATCGGATTTACTACCGGACCATATATAGTCAACTTGAAATTCGCATCTGCGTAGTGGTCATTTTCCAGTGTGGCAATTCCTTTTTGCTGACTAGTGAAATTAAAAGGAAAATTAAATGGGAAGTTTAAGAAAACATTGCCTACATCTCCGTTAAAAATTGGATATGACAGAAATTTTTCTTTTATCCAAAGCGGATACGGACACAAAACTTTTACAGTTTTTTCACAATAAAATTGTTGTGGAGCCGTTTTTGAAGCTACAATAAAACAATTTATATATTCTTCGTCTACATAAAGTTTTCCGGGTTTGTTCGATACAACGTCATGTTCTGCAATTCTATAAAATTCTTCCAGCTTCTCTCTCTTCTGTGCTTCAGTTCCTTTCAGTGCAAAAGTTAAGTCGTATATTTTCTCCGCTTTCGTAAATCTAGTTACCGCTGCTCTAAAACGTCTTTTTTTAATCTCGTAACCCCATTCGTAATCAGCAAACACGGCATCTTTAAGCCTTATCCTTCCTTCGTTCAATGCGATTGCTTTTCCGCTTGAATTAACATACTTTATCACGCAAACACAACCCCCATTTCTTTCAACACTCTTCCAACCACTCTGTGATTAAGCATCATTACCATTTCTCCACTTGACCCTGCTCTGACAACTTGATACATCTTGTCGTAATCCATGCCTTGCGTTTTAAATTCTTTTGAGACGCTTAAGTCCATCGTTCCTGATACTGCCCGAATCGCTCTTTCAATTTTCGGAATGTTTGAATAAATCCCTTTCGCCATCCCGTCCATAAAGTCTGGCATCCATGTTTCATATTCACGAAGAGGTCCCTCGTCCGGTCTCGAAAAATGCAAGAACGAACGGATTTTATCAGCTACATCTTTAACCGCATCTGTGACTTTGGATATCATCGACTTGATTCCGTCAATTAACCCTTGTATAAAGTCTTTTCCCCATTCCAGTGCTTTTCCTGGTAAAGATGTAATAAAGTCTATTGCAGACTGGAAACCACTTTGCACTGTGCTTCCCAAGCTGCTTAATTTTTCTCCTATTCCAGAAACCATTTTTCTAAAAGCTTCTACTGCTTTTTCTTTTAGTCCATTAGCTACACTTGTAACTAAATCTTTTAAAGCGTTCCAAGCTATGGATGCGTATTTTTTAATATTATCCCAAATATTTTGTGCATCCGATTTTAATTTATTAAAATCTCCTGTAACTAAATCGCACAAGAGTAGAACGGGTCCGAGAATAATATTTTTAATCATCTCCCATGCGGCTGCTGCTATCGTCTTGATGTTTTCCCATATCCCAGATAAGCTTTGTGCTAACGCAGATATTTTTTCACTCACAAATGTTGCTACTGTAGATGCGATTTCTTGGATTTTTCCACATATAGCAGACCACAAATTACCAAACCATTCCGTTATTGTTCCCCAGTTTTTTATAACCAAAACAATAGCAACAATAGCCGCTATCACGGCCGCAATAATTGCGATGATTGGAAGTAAAGGCACTGACAGAGCCGAAAATGCAGCTGTTAAAGCTGATACCCCCATTGCTATCTGCCCTATAATAATAAGCAATGGTCCTAGCACTGCAATAATTGCACCTATAACAACAATAGCAGTCTGTACTCCATTTGGGAGGGCAGAGAATTTGTTCACTAAATCGGTGATAAATTCAACAACCTTTGTGATTACTGGTGCCAATTTACTTCCTATCGTAATCGCTGCCGTTTCGAGAGAGCCTTTCATTTCTTCGATTGCTTTTTCTCCCTCTCCCATCTGCGAATTCGCAAGTCTCTGTGCTGCCTCTTGGTCATTTGTGGCTTTTATATAAGATGCTAGTCCTTCCGAACCGCTATTCATCAGCACAGTTGCCGCACGGGTAGCATCGGAGCCAAAAATTGTCTGCAATGCAGCATCTCTTTGTGCGGATGATAAACTACCAAGCTTGTTTTGCAGTTCTTGAGCCATGTCGGACGCGCCAAGAAGATTTCCCTGTGAGTCTCTTGTATTAATTCCGAGTTTTTCTATTTCTTTAGCCACGGTATCTGTCGGTGCTGCCAATCTCTGCAACATTGTTTTCAAAGATGTTCCTGCATCACTTCCAACAATACCTGCATCCGCAAATTTTCCAAGAACCGCTGTGGTCTCTTGTATAGACCATCCTGCATTTTTTGCTTGTGCAGATGCTTGCGACAAACCTTGTGTAAGTGGTTCCACATCTGTCGAAGACGCTGCTGCCGCACCAGCCAAAGCATTAGCTGCCATTGCCGACTTCTCCGCAGACAAGCCAAATGCTCCCATTGCTTGTACCGTCACATTCGCCGCATTTCCTAAGTCCATTCCAGATGATGCTGCTAAATCCATCGTTGCTTTTAATGCGCCAGCCTTGATATCAGCTTCGGACAAACCACCTTTTGCAAGCTCTGTGATAGCTTGTCCTGCTTCTTTCGCAGAAAAAATAGTATCTTGTCCTGTCTTAATCGCTAAATCCCGCAACTCTCCCATTTGCGACATCGGCATATTAAGTGCCCCTGCAGCTTGAGACATAGCTGATTCAAAATCATTTGCTACATTTACAGACACAGCTCCAATACCAGCTATAGCCGCTGACGCTGGCATAATTGCTTTCCCAGCATTCGTTAATCCTTTTCCTACTTTTCCACTTACAACTGATACTTTTTCTAATGTTGCACTTCCGCTTCCAGCTGTCTTTTTAAGATTCTTTAACTGCTGTTCTGTTTCTACAATTTCTCTTTGCAGTGCATCGTACTTGTCTTTCCCAAGTTCGCCTTTTTCTAGCTGTAATTTTGCTTGTTTGTCCGCTTCTTTCAATACATTTAACTTGTTTTTTGTTTCGCTTATTTTCTGCTGTAATAGTTCTTGCTTTTGTGCAAGTAATGTAGTGTTAGACGGGTCTAATTTTAAAAGTTTATTCACATCTTGTAAACTTCTTTGAGTGCTTCTTAAGCTACTTTCTACGCCTTTTAACGCTTTATCTAACCCTGTCGCATCGCCATCTAGCTCAATCGTGATTCCCTTAACTCGTTTCGACCTATCAACACCTCCTTATAATCTATCGATATCTTCTTGAGTTCCCATCACGGGATACTCATATTCGTCGTTTTTCATCTCTATAAACATGTCGTTCACCATCCCGATACTGAGAAGTTCCAAGTCTGAAATAGAAATACCGCACTGCACACACCGAAGCATGAACAGTGCGGTATTGACCTCTCTATCTATTTCTCTGTCTTTTTTTTTGCTGTGGACATCTGTTTGTTTTCTAATCCCCACATTTCTAGAATTTCCGGAAGGACCTCGTACACACTGAATGTTTCGAATTGTTCTAGCCATTCATCGATTTCCGACGGTTGTGATGAATCTCCGTGCTTATGCATTAAGAAAGCTATATTCTCAAAAATTTCCAAAGAATCGATCGGAATAGAGCTATCTTCTTTCCCTGTCTCCTTTTTTAATTTCTCACTCAATTCTACCTGTTTTTTGAGTTTCTGAAGATCCACAAAAACATCGCGTCCAAATTTCAATCTGTACATCCTCGGTATCGCTGCCGAGCTTTTAAAGTTGCACTCAATCCCACCGATTACAAGTGTTTTTCTCATTTCTCGTCCTCCTATTCAAGCGTTGCATCTTTCTTGTACACTTCTGTAAACCACTTAACTTTTGCTTTTTCATAACTTTCTTTTGTGGTTTTCGCCCTCACCGTTCCGTCTTCTGACGCAACGCAAGAAATTGACACAGTATCCGTATCCGGCTCTTTTGAATCCGAATTCGTCTTTGCTTCTAAATTCGGTCGTGTCGCCGTGCAATTATAAAACCAAAACAGTGTAGGCTCTGCGTCTCCGTCGACCTGGAATCCAAGAGCAAATTCTTTTGCCTCTACATTTGAATTTTCGATCAAGACACCATTTTTATCTTTCGCTTCTCCGAGAATCTTTTCACGGAATTCGTCCGTTATTAGAGCCATCTCTAAATCACCCTGATATCCTCCGTTTGATGCAGCTACATAGTATTTGATTCCATCCGCATAAAACGGAGATAATTCTCCCTGCTGCTCAAGAGACAGTGACACCGCTCCCGGCATTTTGATAGGCGCATCATAAGTTCCGCCTTCCTGTTTCAAAGCAACATGTACATTTGATATGTTAAATTTAACTTTACTCCTTAAAATACCTCCTATATTTCAAAAATCACTAGAATCATTTTTTCTGATTCAATATAAGTTTCTTGTTTTTCGTAATAAATTTTGTTTGCTGTCAAAAAATCAGCAATCTTTTTCTCTGTAATTGGGTCTTTTTTGTCACAGTACAGTTCGATGTTTATATCTTCGATTTCATGATACACAATTCCGTCAGCGGAGAAGTTGTCACTTCCCATACCTTGCAAGACGATGTACGGACATTTCGGAACGTGCCCTTCTGCAAAATGGCTGTATGCTACTTGGAACCCGAGATTTTTTAGACCCTTTACTAATTCTGTTAGCATCATCTTCCCAATCTCTCCTCTGTTCGTTTTTCAAATTCTTCATTGCACCACTCTTCTACCGGCTTAATGTGCGCAATACCTTTTACTCTTCCACCTCTGTTCGACTGATGTCCATTTTCCAACAAGTGTGTCAGCCCCGGCTTCTTTTTGTTGTGAACGACAAACTCAAACTTTCCATTTCCTTTCCTCTGATAGGTTACGCCCCATCCGTCTGCATAATGTCCTTTTCTGCTTCCTCTTCCTCTCGGAGATGTGGCTTTCAGCTTCTTAGCACCATCTTTCGCTACTTCTTTTGCGATTTGCTCGAACTCTTCTTCTGCCAAATTATTAAAATCCTTAAGTTCTTTCATGACAGCTTCTGCCAAACCGTCGATACTTACTTTACTCATCGGAATGCACCGCCCTCAACTTCACAATTTCATTACGAAACTGCACATTGTCAATAGTCTTGATGTTAAATTTCTTACCTTTCCACACTATCCGATAATTCGTTGTGTCCATAACATCAAAAAACTTTTTCCATCGACACACAAAATCTACCGTATTCTCTGCGTTTAGCGTTGCAGCTTCCCAGTATTCTTTTCCAGATAAGCCGTTCATGTACGCATAAGTCTTTTTAAAAGGTTTCCATTCTTCGATAGGATTTCCAATACTGTCATAGCTGTGCGACAGCTTTTCGATGCTTATCTTCTGCGTATATGCTCCTGCTTCCATCAAACCACCTCCGAATCAGGTGTTGGTACTAGATTCATTCTGTGCATGCCCAAAATAGCATCAACGACGATATTTATATTACTTTTTTGTATCGTCATCGAACGATTATCCCACATGTCCGAAATTAAAGTAAGCACTGCTATTGTTACATCTTCATGTTCATCTAATTCATCTTGCGTGAGGCCTGTCTGGCTTTTACAAAATTCAATAGATGCCTTTTTCATAGCTTCCAATAGAGATATATCCTCATCTTCTAAATTATCCGCATCTTCCCTAATGTGATTTAGAATCGTTTCTTTCGTGATCTCGCTTACTTTCATTTCCCACCGCCTTTCTTATCGGTTTTAAATTCCAACAATCAACAAAAGGTGCAATAGCTCCAATACATTCTATTACACCTCATTTATTTATCACCTATCCCATAATTCCAGCCGCTTTCAATTTCGAAATAATTTCGTTAATTGCCGTTTTGTTGGCATCTGCAAGCGTAGCAATCTTCTGTACCTCCTCTTGTGCAAACTGCCCACCGATTGTTCCTGCGTTCTGTGCGGATACTGCTGCAACTGCACCGGCTTTCTTAACTCCTCCAATAGCAATTCCTGCCGCAGGCAATGTATACTGTACTCCTGCTCCTATTGCAGTTCTTGCGGCTTCCTGAGACACTGCCTTCATAACAGATTTTCCCACGTCTGTAGCTCCGTTTAAAGTATCTACTGTAATCACCGCTTGGCTTCCTCCTTCTGATATCGAATCCCAATTTTCAGCCATGTAGTTAATTACTCCAGCAATTGTCTCTTCTTTTATGTCATTCTCATTTCCGCTGCCTTTTATTGCAATAATGAGTTCTTTTAATGCTTCGCTAATCGTCATAATTATGCCCCCATTTTAAGTACAGCTAACTTCTGCTCGTTTTCCACTTTAGAGTCAAATTCCATCCAAGCTACAACTCCTACTGCGTGCTGTGTTGCGTATTTTTCTCGAAGAACCTGCACTTCCATCTCCTCTGTGATTTTAACTGCGAGTCCAGACATATCTCCGTAGTAGATTGCTGTTGTGCTCGCTGTCATATCTTTCATGTTGTCGGAAACGTATACGGGCTTTCCAAGAAGCATGTTGCCAAACGCAGATGTCGCATCATCTTGTAAGAGATATCTGCCATTTCCGTCTTTCAATTTTCGGATAGCCGCTCTTGTCTTAGAGGACATGATCCAAATCGCGTCGTTTTGAAATGCATCTTTTACCGCCGACTGTAAGTCGATCAATTCATCCGCCGTGATAGCATCGCTCTTCTTTGCAGTAATGATATTTTTCGCTTTACTTAATCCATCAACTTTAGAATCAGTTCCGTTCAAAAGTTCTCCTTCTACCCATCTTGCAATGCTGTAAGCCATGTGATCGATCACAAAACTTACAATATCAAACTGGCTATTGTTAATCAAAGATTTTGATACAAGTGTCAGAGCGCCTGCAAGAAATCCTTTCAAATCAATAGAACCGAATTTTCCAGCATTAGATGTAAGCTCCGTAAATTCTTCATGGTATCCAACTGCAATGTCACTTTCATCTTCCAGCGGATAATACGGAATAGAAAGTGTTCCTTTCACGTTGTATTTAGTTGATTTTTCGAGAATCGGGCAAATATCATATACTTTTTTGATGATTTTCTGCGCAATTGTTTTCGGAACAACCGCACCGTTATCTCCAAAAGTAAGGTTAGAAGCACGATTCTCCGATACTACTCCTCGTAGAAAATCTGCAAACTCTGTTTCTTCTGCTCTTTCTTCCGTTTCTTCTTCCTCTTCTTCTGCTCTTTTGACCATCTTCTCTGCCATTTTATTCAGAACCTCAATAGTTTTGTCGATTCTGTCAATCTCAGAAGAGATTTCCTCCGCTCTTTCCTCTTCTTTCTCTGTAATAGCTCTTTCCTCTGCTTCAAGAGTAGCATTCAGCAATTCAAGCTCCTGTACGAGTTCTGCTCTTTTTTCGTTTAATACCTTAATATTTTTCTTTTTCCTTAGACATTTCCTCCATATTTTTTAATCATATTTTTTAGTTTGCTATTGTCCGGCTTTTTCTCCGGCTCTTTTTTATCTTTAAAGCCCACATAGTCAGCTTCAAATTCTTCTGCACGGATTTCAAAATTTTCTTCTCCTTCTTCTCCGGCTCTAGTTTCTACTGTAGTAGATGTGTACCACGGTCTCATTGTGTCATCGATCAGAGATACTTCTTTCAATACTAAATCCGTAATGGTTCGAATCGGCATTCCGTTTCGATCTGCACGTTCCTCTGTTGGACTTGTAAATCCGAACGACCAACCACGAAGTCTTTTTTCTTTGGCTTTCTGCACAACTTCTGGGTCGGCAATCTCGGCGTGTGCTCTTAAACCTACTACATCTTCTTTAAGTGTAAGATTAGACTTTGTTCCACCAAGAATCTTGTCCCATTTATGATTTAAAAGAATCTTTACTTCTTCCGCTTTTGCAATCGCTCTTTGGAATGTTCCCGGAGCTATTCGCTCAATAAAGTACCCTCCCTTTCTGTCTGGGATTGGTCGGCTGTCTCTGTCTGCGACGTTAACATATCCGTCGATGATGACTTTTTCTTGTCCTCCGTCTGCTCTAATTTCAATTCTTGTCCTTCTATATCACCTCCTAGCTTGTTAGATTGATTCGTGTTTGGTGTGTATACTACTTTTGTTTTTGGGTCATACAGAACATCTTGCAGTCCTAATTTGATAAATTCTAATCCGAGTGGTTCCATGTTTTCTTTTTCACGTACTTCGTCCACTTGCATCCATCCAGTTTCGATTGCTTCTTTATATGCACCAAAACGCTTGTCAGCATCACCTTTTGTAAGTTCGTATGTGTCTGCTGCAAAAAAGTAGTCTTCTTTTTCAGCTTCTAGTAGCATGGATTTGTTTAACGCTACCATAAAAGCACCAAGGAAAGCATTTACGCAATATTTTATAAATGCCTTATCTCCTTGCTCGGTTCCTATATCATCTGGAACACCCAGGATTGTGCGAATTTCTTCTGCATTCGTCTGCTTATTCTCATTTAATTGCATCTCCACGGATGTATTAGAGGCTTCCTGGAACTCTAAACCATTATTTAGAATAATTACATTTTCCGTATTATTGCTATACAGTTTTCTCCACGCTGCCTTCAACTTGTCTATAGCTTCCTGAGTTAAGTTCTTTGCAGATTTTACAAAACCTTTCTTATTTCCACCTGTTTTAACAAGTCCTTCCTCGTATTTCAAGGAATTATAAGAAACACTCAGTATTTTGCTGTTCTCTTCAACAATTCCAATGCCTTTCATCCCGTCCCTGGTACTCCGAAGTACTCTTACAAACTGTTCTGGGAAATATCGTTTTCCCTGCACAAGCACTACATATTCCTTAAAAATCACATCTGCATTCTGTGCGTAAGAAACATGATTTGACTGGACATATCGTAACGACTGAATTTCATTACCCATCCAGTCAACATAGATATTTCCACTTCCATCAAGCAAGTAGTCTTTCACGAGAGCCTGTTTCATCATATTTGCATCAAGCGTATCTCCTGTATCTTCGTTCAGAAGATGTACCCTCCAATCACCTTTTACTTCTTCAACTCTCTTTTTCCCACGCTTGTACAGCTTAATCGGTACATTTGCGACAGTTTCCGCAATTTCATTGATGGCTCCAGCAAGTGCTGGAATCTGCATTGCTTTTTCTCTTGTCATATCATCATTTCCGAGTAATGCTTTCAGAAGTGGCTCTGCAATTGCGGACTCATCAATTATTTCTGGTTCTGCTCTTTCCTTACGTTTAAAAAATTTCCTTAAAATCCCTCCTATCCAACTTGCACAACGAAATCGTCTGAACCATACATCACATATTGCTGTAGTAAGTACATTGCATTAATAAGACTTACTACCATATCAACTTTTCCCTCAGATTTTTTCTTGTTTACATATTTGTTTCTATTTGTGTCTTCCGTACATCTTGCATTTTGGAAGTTAATCTCTAGCATTCTGTTTGACATATAATGAAATTGCTGTTCCAAAACAAGTTCTCTTAACCACTTAGTCGGCTGGTGTAGCACTGAGCTGTGCTGCTTAATTTCTACACATTCATATCCATCTTCTTCCAACTGCTGCACAGTGGCCAAAGCATTCCATTTGTCATACCCGATCTGTTGGATTTCGACACCATATTCAGCTTCAATTTCTACTATCTTATTCTTAACAAATAAATAATCAATAACTTCATTTCCGCATGAGAAGCAATCTTCATTTGCAATCAAGCGTTTGTAATCAACATGTTCTTTTTTGCTTTTAAATTCCACTTTGTCCGTTGGAACGAATCCGAACACTTTCACATAAACAATTCCATCGACGATTGTTACCATCGCAAGTGCTGTGTTGTCATCTGTCTGCGATAAGTCTAGCCCTATCCATACTTTTTTGCCTCGCCAAAATTCTTTGTCGTTCTCAATTCTGCACAACTTTACCTTTTGTATATCGATATATCCTTCAACTCCAAGTCCCTTGTAAAGAATATTGTTGTGCTTACACAAATAGTTCTCACGCTTATTCTCATACAAGATGGCAATTGCACGTTTCTTTACAATTTCATCAAATATGTATTTATGAGCATAAGCCACTGGATTACTTTGATAGATGCACAAATCGTTCGTCTGCCACTCATCACCGACTTTTAACTCGTCATTCGGCTCATATAGTAAAGCGAATGTTCTTCGGTCATCCAATAAGCCGTCCAGTGTTTTCTTCGCAATGTCAATCTCATCAATCATGGCGTTATCATCATTGGGATATTGCGTGCTTATGATGATTCCTAGTTTATTAAACAATGTAATCTGTGAAGACCTCATAGCCTCTATTGGGTATTCATCCATCGCGCCACATTCATCAGCAAGAAACGCGTGAGCCATCTTGCCGTCCATTCCATCATTGCTGTAGGCGAGTGGTGTGTACTCGTTGTCATTTAATAAACAAATAATTTGACTTCGCAAAATCTTAAACGCTGGCTCATCTTCGTCATACAGCGCTGGGCTTACCTTTATAATTTTCCGAATCGCAAGTTTCAGTTCGGAAGAAAGCGCCAGGTCTGGAGCAACTGAAAAGAATCGTGAAAAGTCTGATTCCGTCAGCATTAAAAGAATAAAAATAATCGCACTATTAAATGTCTTAAAATTCTTTCGTGCGATTTCCAATACTGCTGTGGTATAGAATCGAATATCCCGCTCTGTATTCTTTAATTTTGTGCAAAGCGTTGCCACGATAAACAGCCATGCATAATCTTCCAATCCATCGTATATCGAACATCTCAAATCTGGATGTACCATAAGTTTTAACAACTTACATATCTTTTCATAGGATTTCTCATCAACAAAAGCATCTTCATCGTTCCCATCTGCTATCTGTAGCCAACTCTTACATTGCTTTTTCACATATACCGGTGCGTATCCTACGTTTTCCTCAACGCACCACTTTGCATAAGCGTATGCCTTTCCGTCCTTAACCACTTAATGCCTCTTTCAGAGCATTGTTTTTCTTTTCAGGGGTTTTGGGAATGCTCCTGAGAACAGAAGCAATAGTCATCACATTCTCTTTTTCAATGTCAAAAAGCATCTTCCTTTTCGCCTGTATTTGCTTATCGTAGGATATAAGCTGCTTCGCAAGATTATCTTGTAATTTCAAAAATTCTGTAAATTCCATTTCATCAGAACGTATTTCCAATTTATTCATTAATTCTTGCACATGCTCTCTTTTTTCTTCGAACTCCGCGCATTCCGCAAGAGTTAAACAGTATCTATTAATTACACTTCCGTATAGGTCGTCACTTTTTTCAATTCCAGCGAGAAGCTTGCGAACTCTTAAAAATTCTTGATGTGCTCTCGGATTATTCTTAACTTCTTTCGATTCTTTTAAGATTGTACCGGAAAGAAGAGCGTTTTCTGCCTGTTCTCTAGTTCGTAACTCTTTTTTCGTTCTGTGTGATTTACCTTCTGATTTAATTACACTTGCCGGTTTCGCCGGTCTAGCCATGCTCATCTCTCCTTTCATTCTCATTTTGGGAATAAATTATAAATAAAGGTGGGGCGTCGGTCGTGAAAACACTTCATTAGACTAAAGTGCAACTCCCGGGGGATATCACCCACACGCTGGACAGTCAAGCTTGCTCTCTTGTTCTTCTACTATCCTCAGCAATTCTTTACGATTAATCTCTCCACGCTCAGCCATCTCGTGATGCTTGGAGCATAGAGATATTAGATTACTATCATCAAGTCTGTTGTCCCAATCCTCTGCTATAGGTACTATATGATGCACTGATATATTGTCTGTCTCATATTGTCTATCTGGATTATGCAATCCTCTTACACATACCTGGCAACAGTAGTTGTCACGTTCTCTGATAGTGACACTCTTCTCTTTCCATTTGTGAGACCTATGAAAGTCATACACTTTCTTGTTCTTAGCAGAGCGCATTGACTGTCTTTCTCTAATCTTCTGTTCTTTCTGTTTGCACACATATTTACTATCGTGAATTCTTCCGCAATAGCTGCAAGACTTTAATATATAACCACTCCTTTAGTAATTGCAGGAGAAGGAATCGAACCTTCACTTTCGGCTAAGGAGACCGACGAACTTCCATTACTCTATCCTGCTATAATAATTTAGATAACAAAATGACAACAATCTTTCGACTGCTGCCATTTATATCCGCATACACTTTTCGTTTTTATCATACTAGCATATTTGTAGCGAACAGTGGCGAACATTTATAAAACTTTTTCAAGAAATCTATTATGCATCATTCTGCACCCATCTTTTGTAAATGGTATTTTCTTCCTCGGAAACATGTTATTCATTTTCATTGCCACCATTTCCCATGTTAGCCCGTCCACGTAATACAGTTGGAATATCATTCTTAATTTGCTCTTTTCAATCTGCTGTATATATTCTTCTACTTGTGTTTGTTTCTCTAATAGATCTGTTTCTAACCGTTCTAGTTGATCTATTTTCTTTATGTATGCATTTTTCTTTAACTCAATTGTCATTCGTGGTTTTCCTTCGACTCTTGCCGTTCCAAGTGACTTTCTCCCTTTCTTCCCACGTGATACTGTATCTATTACAGTTTCTTTATTGAGTTTTTCCAACGCTCTTTTATCTTTCTCTATCCTTCTTCGTAAGTCTTTTATTTCCTCTTTCATATCTGCGTACTCAATTAGTATTGTTCTGTCCATCGGCAATCACTCCCTTTAAGTTAACTCCCCATTTTGTTAAGCACTGTTTTACTCCGTATTCCTTGCGTACGTCTCGTTTAAATGCAGCTCTTGCATTATCAGGAGGCTTGTTTGTTTCCATCTCATCATAATGACTGTTTCGTTCAATCTTTCGTTCGTCACTGGTGTGTTTTCTCTTCATATCTGATCTCCTCGTAAATTATCCTTGCTCCTTTTGCAATTATGTAGCCTGCTGCCACAAATCCACTTATGACAGTAAGAGCACTCGCTACAAAATCTAATGTTTGTAAAAAGTACAAATTATCACCTTCTTCCAATTTTTTATATTTTTTTCAAAAAATAGCGTTAGTTTTCCTCGACTTATGTGTATATATAGTAGAGGAACCTATAATACTGTGAGGTCGGAGTAACGGCACTTAAGACCGTGCTCCGCTGTCCTCTTTAGCTTATCCAAATGAAACCTGTCCATTTTTTTGCATATATATAATTGGTGCTGGTGCCCGTTCTCCGACTTTCAGATAACTGCAATTTGCCTCCACCAGCTTCTTAGCCATAATTGGTACTACACTATTCCCGATTCTTGCCACTTGCTTTGCTACAGGATAACGATTCCACTTATAATCTCTGTCAATGATATAGTCTCTTGGAAATCCCTGTCCCATTTTTAACTCTTCCGGTTTCAACATCCGCAAGAAAATATCTAATATCACGTACTCATTTCCAAGCACCGTAATCATAGCGAACCTATCTTTTGTAACAACCGTATGTAATGGAGTGTTTAAGCTTTGCCCGATTCCACAACCATAATATTCCATGATAAACTGACTGACCCATGTACATTTCTGAGCTATTTCCTTGCTGACTCCGCTTTTCAGTAATTCTTTCCAATCCATTGCGTATACCGATACCGTTCCAAAATGTCCGGGCGATGTGGTAATCGTATGAATAGGCTCATCTACCCCTTGACCTGTACCGCTTTTATAAAACTTTGTCATGTAAGACATTACAAGACCATAACGGTTGCTCGTGTCAATTGTCTGTATCGGATTGTCTAGTTTTTGTCCTCGCACCTCATTCTTTGAAGTTTCGGAGTGATACTGAATCAATATAGGACTTATCAAGCGATTGTGATCTACTGTAGTAATTGTTGAGACTGGATTTTTCACATCATTTCCAGCTCCTTTATAATTCCCCCCGAACGTTTTGTCTATATACGGTGTAATAACTGGGGTCACTACTCCAAAACCATGTTTCTGTGTAATAGTCGGAAGTGGTTGGTGTAAGTTCTGTCCCCGAAAGCAATCTCCACCATGATTCACCTGAACTATGAACGGCTCCGGATTATTAAATACAAACTTTTCTAACCCTCTTGCAATTCGATTCATGGTGTTTTTCGCAAGTGGTTTCTTCCGCCCAAAGATAGACTTTCCAAAGTCCTGTAAATCAAGATACTTCCAAATAGGCTCCCAAGGTTCCAATCCGTTTTCTCCACCTTTACTGTGTGTCTGTTCCGGCCACATAATCTTTTTCCCGTCTCTCCTAAAGACCGCATACCATCTTTTTCTTGTTGTAGGTGCACCATAATCCGCAGCAACCAATTCTCTACTATCAAAGATGTATCCAAGACTTTTCATAGCTGTAATGAACTTCTTATAATCTTCCCCTCTTCGTTCCTTAATCGGATGTCCGTTTTCATCCAAAGGTCCCCACTGTTGAATCTCTTCCACATTCTCCATAATTATAATTTCTGGAAGTATCGCCTTTGCATGCTTATATACCGCCCAGGGGAGAATCCTCAATCCTCTTTCTCTCGGTTTCCCTCCCTTCGCCTTACTGTGACTTGTGCAATCCGGACTCGCCCACATCAGAGCTACTCGTTTGCCCTGTACATATTTTTTCAAGTCAACCTTAAAAATATCTTCTGTGAGATGTAGCGTATTCGGATGGTTGGTCTTGTGCATCAAAATCGCATCCGGATCGTGATTAATCGCAATGTCTACTTGTTTTCCAAGCGCCATCTCTATTCCGACACTCGCTCCACCTCCACCAGCAAAGCAATCAATAATTAAATCATTCATCTTCTCCTACTCCACTTTCATAAATCTGCTCATAATATGTTCTGTTGCCTGAATGTCTTTGCTCGGCTTGTACGGTTCCGGAAGTGGACGCCAGGCGACAATCTCTTTATCTCCAGCTTTTACAAACTCATTATGAATATTGCTGTAAATATACTATTGCTTATCCATAACTCTGTAAAACCCCCATGTAACAGCTCCGTATGATGTTGTTACAATCATTTCAGGATAGTATTTTCCTGTAGTTTCTTCCGGCAATCTCTCTTCTACCGGAATCCAATCATCAGAAGCAGTATTCACATAATGCCGTCCACACTGGCAATCAAACGATTTTACACCTGTAAAGTCAAATTCAAATGTTTTGCAATCATCCATGTGTGAACGGATGATTTCTTCTGCCTGTTTTAAGCACGATACTCTATTCCGAATTTCATTGATACTTGCTTGACCAACTTCAAATTGTAAATTGTATTCAAGCGCTTGTTTTTTCTTTTCTATCTCTTCCAAAATCTTCTCTAGTACGTTCATTACTCCACCTCCAACAACTCTTCATTATCGAAAATATTTCCAAACACTTCAAACTCGCTTCTCTTAATGTATGAATCTGTCAATGGCATCGGAAGACAAAATGGTTCGCATTTGCTTAATGCATCCGTTTCAATTACTTCTGTGTGCCATCCTACAACTCTATCCACGGTTTCTAATGTATATACATCAATTACATTAAATTCTCCAAATACAACTCTTGCTAAATCATCATCGTTATTATGTCCTCTTAAAATATCATTCTCCCAAATCCTCTTACCGTTCTTGTCGGTAAGTCCTGTGTATTGGCAGAGGGTATTCCCATCACATCTAAATAATTGGTCTTTGAAATCGCTTATCAGAACTACGTCAGCATGTCTTGTATGTAATAAGTCTCCTTCCACCCATTCACCGTTATCTAACCGCTTTGCTTTAAAAAGTATCTCTCGCATCTCTACTCACTCCAATCTAATCTCTGTCCACAGTGGTAACAAAAATCTGCAATTCCCGTTCCCGTAAAGTTTCCACCGCAATTCGGACAACGATATGAATCTGTGTATCTAATTCCTGTTTCTTCTGTTGTTTTAATCGGTTTCTTCGCCGTATCTCGTTCCTTCAACTGCTGCACTTGCTCCGGAGTTAATCCGGTATCTTCGTACTTTTTCAACCTTTCCCTTAAATCCGAATGACTCCATGCAAGCATATTGAACACGGCTATCAAACCGTCAATATCATCTGCCGGATATTGTAAATTTTCGAAGAGAATTCCGTCGAGAATCTCGTCATCATCGTACTGTTCATCGTACTGCGAATGGTTCTTTATGATCTCTCGCATCATATCTCTTAATCTGATTTCATTGTCAAAGTCTCTATACCATGTTTCTCCATCTCGTATAAAGGTACAATTATGTGCAAGTTCATACGTTCCTGTTTCTTCTGTTATTTTACTTATCGTTAATCTGCTCATACTCAATCCTCCATCATTCTTTTTTGTTTTAACTTCAAATCCCAATACAAAAATCCAAATCAGCAGCCAAAACACCTCATTCATCGGATATGTTGTGTCAAACATCTCCATGAATGGCATATTCGTTATGTCTAATACCCAAAATATTAATAATAAAAATTGAATTAATGCTATCACTCTATCACCTCATTTCGAATTTGTATCCCGGAACCCTTATCGCTCTTGATGCGCCCAGTTTTTTGTCTGTCTCCAAAATACCAAGCTCAAACATCTTTACCAAATGCCCTTGTACACTTGATACTGACTTATATCCTGTCATCTTAGCTATCTCGCGTACTGTTGGTGGATAGCCATGTTTTTGTATGTATTCTATAATCGCCATTTTTATTGCTGCGTGTTGTGGTTTCATCTTTTCTCCTTACTGCTGCCACCTTCGGCGTCATATAACGCCTCATAATCCGACAGCTCACTTATTTTCTCTTCTAGGTTGAAATCTGTATAAAATCCCAAGTTTTCTATGATTTCCAATTCTTTTACGCTCAGGTTATCGAATGTATTATTTACTTGTTTCGAGATTGTATCTCCTTTGCACATCAATACAATATCTTTTTCCCATCTCTCCACAAACTCATGCCCTCTGTAGATCAGTTTGTTTGTTATCATTCCTTTTCGGACAAATTTTCTGTATAGTGCCATGGTACCTCCTTTTCCTCCCAGCCATTCAGCTAGGAGGTATTGACAATTTTGCGATATATACTAACTCCTTGCAGAGTTGGTGCTAAATTTTAATTTCCCTGATTTTTCTGCTTGATTTATTTATAACCTGTAGTCTGTCCTCAGTCTCTTTTACAAGCATCCAGTTTTCCGGGATTAATTTATTTGCTTTTAATATTTTCTTCTGACGCAATGTCAGTTTCTTCGGCTGTTTCATTCTTCCACCTCCAAATAATTCTTTTTGAATATCTCCATCCATTCCAGTTCTGGATACTCCATCATAAACGCTTCCTGCGCATCCCTGCACAGTAACTCTCGTATTGCTTGGTTATTGTGCGCTGCTTCCAGTCCCTCTTTATGATGATCCAGGCACAGTTGCACTGTAAGCCCGTATTCTTCACTCAGCTCGCGCTGGCCAGATCCAAACATCACATGATGCTCTTGAGTTGGTTTGTATGTATAGTCGTTATGCAGTGCGGCGCATAAATAACAGTAACCACTTCCCTTGGGATGCATGATACTTTTTCTGTGCTTTTTACGTTTCTTACTGTTGCCATGTCTCCCTTTCTGTTTAGACACTTTTTCTCGTTTCCAGCTCGCTTTCGGAAACGCAAATGCATTGCAATCTATACACATGATTCCGATTCCTTGAGCATCAGTTCGCATGATCGTTCCCATATTTTCATATCTAGCCCTGCTGCCTGCACATGTAAATCATTTACAGTCATGTTCCTGTCATCTATGTAGTAGTGAGCAAATATCTTTCTACAGTCGTTTTCAAATTTCTTTTTATTCTCTTCCGTATTTTCATTGATATAGTCGAATTCTAATCCGTATTTCCTGCACCAATTTACAGCATCTTTCAGTAATTCTCCTTCCCTACATGTCCACAGAATCACTATATCCTCTTTTTTTCTTTTCTCTTTTAAGAACTCTATTAAATAATAATTCGGAGTTCCGATAAGAGGATATCTCACTCCCCTATGTAATGTTCCGTCAAAGTCCACTGCATAAATCTTTTTATAATTTGCCATGCTTACTTTTCCTCCAACCTTTTATCCGTTTTGTCTGTATCCTGCTGCACCTTCAAAATCGTTTCCAGGTCCATCTTGATTCCACATTCTTTTTCCAGTAGCTTTGCATAGTCGGAAATACGCGCGTAATGTTCCCCGTTTGGATCTAAAGCATCTACTTCGATGCACTTTTTTTCAAACCTCTCTTTAAAATCCTTTAGTCGTTTTCTGCCCCAGCCTTTGGAATCTCTTAGTGTTGCCAGCACCATTGTTAGCATTGTCTGTGTAATGCGTGCCGCTAACATTCCATAGATCTCCACCATTGTTTCTCGGTTAATTTCCAGCGGGACAAAATTCGCACCTCGGAATTCGATGTCTTTCTTTAATGCTTCTATTCCCTCTTTTTCTACCAGCCTTAATGCGTATACCATGCCGTCCATTCTCGCTTGATAGCTTGTATCTATTTTCTTTGCCATATTTACCTCCCTTGCCATGCTGGCTCATTTGCCATTCTCTTTTTCTTGCCTTTTGTATACTTGTCACAGTTTTCCGGACTGCATCCTCGTCTTTTACCTGTTAGTAAAATGTAATCACAACCTCTTCCCTGATAAGCTCTGTAAATACATGTCTTGCACTGTTGTCGCTTTTTTTGCAGCGTTGCGCCGTTGTTCCTCGTAGCTTTTTCTTTTATCCTCTACTTTCGACTTTGTAATGCTCCGTGCCATGTTCTTGATTGCACTCTCTGTGCGATCAATTTTTAACGACATGACCTGTGTTGGGATTTTTCCCCAATTTTCTTTCACGTACTTGCGTTCTTTTTCTGTCCATTTTCTACCCATGCGATTGCCCTCCGATTTCGGACTTTTCGGCGTTTGTCGGACTTTTTAGTCTTATTTTTGCCTGTTCCATCATCCATTTGCTGTATTCGTTACGACGTTCCCAGACAAATTCCACTTTATGCTTGTCCAGTTCTGTAGAAATCTGCTGCCAAAGTTCCTTATGTGCTACATTTTCCCCTTTAATCGTCTTCCAACCGTTAGTTTTCCACATTTCCAAGTTGCCATTTTTGCAATTATTGTTCAAAAATGTAGAATCTGTATGCACCTCAAGGACACACTCCTTATTCAGTCTTTTCAATGATTTCAGGAAAGCACATAGCGCTGACTTGTGGTATGTTGTCTTTTCCTCACGGACGAAATCTTCTCTCGTCTCGATTTCTCCATCTTTCTTTTGATATTCGACTACTGCTGCGTACCAGCCTTCTCCCTCTCCTGCCCGAAGTGGACCTTTTAAAGAGGTTTCTATGTATATCTTTACTTCAAACATTTTTAAATCCTCCTATTTAGCCTGATCATGGTGTATCTTCTATACCGGTATCCCGTTACTGGATTGATTCCCTCGTAAACAGATGCTATGTAATATCCTTTCTGCGGTTTTGGTTCTTTCTTCCACCTGATCAGCTTGTCTACCTTTGGTTCCGGAAGTGGCATATTTTTGCTGATGTTGTAACTTGCCTGACTTAGCCTTGGCTTTCCTCTCGCTCCATCCGCTTTCGTTTCTGTTGTATATTCATCTTTTGTCATGTAGCTTGCAAGTTTTGTAAAATCTTCGTCGTAATACTGGCTGTTCCGGATTTCTATCGACCACGTTCCGCCTTTTTTCCAAGCTCTCTGCAAAATGCCCGCCGTGTCTCCGCATTCATTCATCACAACGTGGATGTGCCACGCTCCGCGCGTTCCCTGTTCAATATTACGAAACCAAAAACACTCATATCCACGCTTTTTAAATTCTTTTCTGACCGTCTTCATCGCATCCTGAAAATCTTTCAGTGCTGCTTTCATATCCTCCGGTCTATTTCTCACTTCGTAGGTCCATGTAGCAAAGACGTCACCCGGTCTTATATATTCCAGCATCCTCCACCGACACCGTTTCATCTTATTCAGCGCATTTACCTTCTGCATCTGTTCCTTTGTCGGTTTTTCTTTCTTTTCTCTTCGCTTACCAGGTGCCCCGTATCTGCCGTCATGATTTTCTTCTATGTCGATGATTTCTCCGCCTCTAAATTCCCTTTTCTTCCTGTTTATCATAATTCATCATGTCCTAACTTTAATATTCTTATCAAGTCGAAAACGGGTTCAAAATCCCCCGTTTTCCTTGACTTTTCCAGTTCACAATGATATTATAATTTCAGGTATTGAAATTAGTGTTCTTTGTGAACCGGCTGGCATTTGCAGATGTCAGCTTTTTTCTTTTGTCAATCTACCATTTTTACTTCTACGCCATATTTTTGTGCTATCTGTTCTGCCTTTTTCTGAACCTCTTCCCTGGTCCCAAACATCGCTTGTACATTCGTTACATTTCCACTTGGAAATTTGATTGCCTGCGAATATCTGACTATCTTAACCGGATTCTCCATATTTTCTCCTTTCCGGCATTGACTTTTTCTTTGGTTTTTCTTATACTTAATTTGTGTTTTTAGACTAGCGCCTAAGGTTTGCCGACCTTTTATGGGCGCTTTTTTCATCGAATCATCGATATCACTGTGATTTCTCCTGCTAAAAATCCAAGTGCTGCGGCTATCATTGTTCCGATAACCGTCATAACTCTGCGAAACATAATCTCGTCATAGAGGTCCTTCTTAAGCAGCTGCTTCGCCAGTCTGCGTTGTCTGAACACGTCTGATCGTTCGAACTGCATAACCTGAATCTCCGGTTTTTCAACTACCGTAATCTCATTCATTTCACTACACCTCCTACCAAAATCGCATTACCTACAACTCCGATGGCGATTACTATCAGCACCGCAATCGCAAGCTTATACGCGAACACACGCTCTTTTCTTAGTTTCCGTTCATGCCTGTTACGGATTCTTCTTTTCTCCCATACCGGGAGTGCTTTTCTTCTGTTCCAGTTCATTTCTTTCCCTCTTTCTCAATTTCTTCAAGCAGATTTTCAAGCCTAAACAGCTCGTCCACTTTTTCTCTTTCTTCATGTTCTTTTTCCCATGTAATTTCCTTCATATCCAGCATTAATTCCAATGCTCCTGCAACCCTGTATTTACGCGAATTACATATCTCTCTTGCGAACCTTAAGTCCTTCATACGTTCGTCTTCTCTGATCTGTCGTTTTACCCAGTTCAGGTTGTGTTCGAGTAATTCTAGGTATTTTTTAAGCATGCTTGTCCTCCCTTCTACCGCCTAGGCGGTTTTATCCTCTGTTATCTTTTCGAGCGTGTAGTCAATCTTTACTCTCTCCTGCTCTTCTATTAGGGAAATGAGCACTCGTATGATTTTTTCCATATCTGGTTTCATTTTTCTTCACCTCTCTAATATCTATGTGTTGCTGTTTGTACTTGTTGCGTTGTCCATCAAAATCTCCTATACTGTAATCACAGGGCACCGCCATGTCCTAGTAATTACGAAAGGAGTATATTTGCATGAGAACTGCAACTATTTATTTTTCAGACAAAAGCACACTCGTTTTATCTGAATGCGACGTTATTATTCCTATAATCAGAAATACATCGTCAGATGGAAATTTCGCGTCAATGAGCGTCCCTGTTGAATTGTATTGGCACACTCATGATGGACTAATTCCTTCTATTATGGACGCATTATGTTTTTGCTCTTTCTTTTATGTTAAAAGCAACGATTCGCCAGCATATTGCGTTAACTCAATTATTAAAATCGAGAACAACTAAATGTTGTCAGAAGGGCGTGTATTTTGCACTCCCTTCAATTCATTCCTCATTAACTCTTCGAAGATGCTTTTCACATATCGCCCAAGATTTCTATCTTTGAATCTTATTTCCCTGTAAAATTTCATGCATTTGTCATAAAATTCTGCATAATTTTCAGATTCATGTTTCAGCTCTTCGTAAACTGTGTTTACCTCATTTTTAATTTGAATTTGTAACCTTTCGCAATCTACCATCTCTCTATCTCCTATCCCGCTTTCTTGCTACTCTCGATCAGTTGCCTATCTTTTAATGCACTTGCGTAAATGATCACTTGTTTCCTGTCCTCTTCCCCGAGGTTTTCAAGGATCTGCATTAATTCTTTTCCCTCTTTTAAGTCTTTTTCTGTTAAATGTCCAAGCATAATTATCACCTCCTCGTTATTGCTTTTTGTCTTTATTGCTCCTATACTTAAATTACAGGACATTTTCACGTCCGAGTAAAAAGAAAGGAGACAAAACCATGAAACTAAATATCGATTGTATGCGTGATGTACTTCTCATTATCGAACAATGTGGATATCAAGAAATGCCTTCATTTCAGAAAATTGTAGATTCGCTCCCTGATTATTCCTCTGACGACATTTCCTATTCCTGCGAGAAACTATACGAGGCGGAGTTTATTGATGCTGTGCATAAAAATTATACGCGCGGCCAATGCCCTATCATCAAAATCAAAAATATTACTTATTCCGGTCATCAGTTTCTCGATGATATTCGGAATGATAATAACTGGGGAAAAGTCAAAGAAATTGCATCTTCTGTCGGTTCTATCTCTGTGAATGCGATATCTCAAATCGCAACCTCTGTAATATCCACAGCTATTCATTCAAATTTTGGTCTATAGATACCGCTATTTTCATATCCAGCTCTGCAATCCCACTTTCTTCTGCAGAGCTGGATATTTTAAATTCGATTAATTCTTTTACTTCTTCCCCATCTAAATAGATAGTTCCATTTTCTAATTTTAATTTCTTCATCTTTTCTCACCTCACTTTTCTCCCGCTTACTTGTTCCTTGCAAGAACATAATACATCTTTCAGAGAACTTTGTCAACTTATTTTTGTTCTTTTAAAGAACTTTTTCGATTGACTTTTTCGCCGGACAGTGATATTATCAAATTGTCAAGTAATATAATTCGCTTGAAAGGAGGGTCTGATTTGCATAATAGAATAAAGTTATTAAGAAAAGAACTTAATCTTACACAAGAGAAATTCGGCGAAAAACTTGGAATGAAAAAAAATTCTATTAGTCAGATAGAAAATGGCGTGAATGCTTTAACAGAGCAATTGCTCGTTTCTATTTGCAGAGAATTTAATGTGAGCGAAAGTTGGCTCCGAACCGGAGAGGGTGAAATGTTCTCAGAAGTGCCAGCGGAAGATGAATACTTCAAAGCTGTCACGCAGATTTCTAAATCTAATGATAAACTTGCCATGCAAGCTATTATAGAATATTGGAAGCTGGATGATGCGAGCAAAGAGGCGCTAAAGAATTACATATATAAAATTGCAGAAAAAAGCAGGGAATAAATTCCAATGTCATTTAGTTAAGACATTGGAATTTATTCCCCGCTTCTCATTCTGTCAGATTCTTGACTACCGTGTAAATAGATATGAGTATTTGTTGGTCTTCAATTTCTTTGACAATTTCAATGATTAGTTTTTGATAATCTTCATTGCTCATATGTACCCCTCCCGTCTGTTATGTATTGAACACACGTTCGAAATCCCTTGTAAAATAATACTACTACTAATTTTGTTTTATTTCAAGAGATTTTCGAACATTCGTTCTGAAAAGGTGCTTTATCTAGCCCCTTTACTATATATACACATGACTAACGGAAATCTAACGCGGTTTTGGGGAATCGTCCGAGAACTCGGACACTTATTTGTAATCAGATTCATAAAGGTCGGAAATGCGAATTTTGAGACCTTTTGCAATGGTTTCTAACGTATCTATTCTCGGCATGGTTTTGCCGACCGCTATATCATTTATGGTTGATTTTGGAACTCCGGTCATGATAGATACTTGACGTATAGACAAATTTTTATCGTACATTATTTTATCCAGCAGCATTTTCATAGTGGCTTTATTTTAACTGTTGGAATCATGAAAATCTACAGGTAAATATTGGAAAGATATAACCGCTACGGCGTTTATATAAAGGGCTGGTTACCCTAAAGATGTAAGGTTCTAAAGAGAAAGAGAGGAAAAACAAAATGAAAACAAACAAATGTAAGCACTGCAAGACAGAACTTGCAAAAGGAGCTAAATTCTGTCCTAGTTGCGGTAAGAAGCAAGGCGGAAAGCTGAAATGGATCATTATCGCAATTATCGTTATTGCTGTAATTGGTTCCGCGCTCGGCGGAGGAGATGACGAAAGCAAAAAGACTGCTTCACGAAATGATTCTTCGACTTCGAAAAATCAAACTACCGATAACAAAGATAAGGCTGCCGAAGAACCCCCATCCGAAGACGACAATATTCCAACGGAATACAAATCAGCATTGAGAAAGGCAAACTCCTACGCTAAAACACTGCACATGTCAAAACAGTCTGTATACGATCAACTGACATCCGAGTATGGAGAAAAGTTTTCCGCAGAAGCTGCGCAATATGCGATAGATAACATCGAAGCAGACTGGAACGCAAACGCACTGGAAAAAGCGAAAGATTATAGCGAACAGATGCATATGTCTAAAGCCGGAATTTATGATCAGCTCATTTCCGAAAATGGCGAGAAGTTTACGACAGAAGAAGCTCAATACGCTGTCGATAATGTCGAAGCAGACTGGAACGCGAATGCATTAGAGAAAGCAAAGTCTTATCAGGACTCGATGGCAATGTCTCCTGATGCTATCCGCGATCAGTTAACTTCCGAACACGGAGAGAAGTTTACGGCAGAGGAAGCTGATTACGCTATTCAAAATCTTGAATAGTTAATAACTAAGACTTCCCATACCCCAAATGGGACTTGTTCCTTGAAAATTCAATATTTCA